CTTCACTGGCCGCGCGTGCTTCAGCGGAATACTCGGCCATTTCCTTCAGAAACGCTTTCATTTCCGCTTCATCATTGCCGTCATGGTCGTCGCTTGCGCCGCCCGTGACGTTAGCGGATGCGCCGGTTTCTTTGGTGCGATTCTTCATGAAGTCATTGCCCTTCTCGCGCTGGGCCTTGACGACCATCTTCTGAAATTCCATTGCGCTCGTGCCGTTCTTCTTGGCTTCGGCGGCCATCTGCTCATAACCGGGCAGGGTCAGATCGTCGATGTCCTGAACGCGCTGGCGTTCCGCCGCAATGGCCTGATTCAGCAGCTCGGGATTTTCCGCGCGAAGCTGATCCATGGTAATGTCCTTGATTTCCATATTGCTTTCCTCCTGATTGGATGTATTTTCAGATGCGGCCGGAGTGGTGGAGCTTCCTCCCGCAGTGCTGACGCTGGGTGTTTCCGGCTGCTGCACAGCCATTTCGGGTACGCTGCGATACATCCGCTGCATCGCTTCCATCTGTTCCTCGGTCACGCAGGCCACAGCCTGTGCGCCCTTCAGTACCTCATCACAGAAGCCGTTTTTGACCGCTTCCTTTGCCGTCATCCACGTCTCCTTGTCCATCATGTCCTTAATCTCGTCCTCGGTTTTGCCGCTGCGCTCCGCGTAAATCCGGTGGCAGTCCTTCTCCATCTTCTGCAGGCGTTCTGCTTCATGGAGCATTTCCGCGCTCGTTCCGTATACGCCGCACATCGGGTTATGGATCATAAAACTGCTGCCGTCAGCAATAACCACCTTCATGCCCGGAAGGGAAGTAAGCAGCGTCGCTGCGCTGGCGCACAGCCCTTCAATGGTGGCAGTGATTTCGTCAAAGCCGCCTCTGAGCAGCATTGCGCGCATTGCAACCGCCTGATATACGTTGCCGCCCGGACTGTTGATCCGCATGTGCAGTCTCTTGGCTCCCTTGGCTTTGGCGTCCTTCAGAATCTTGTCAAAGTCAATCGCCGTCACTTCCGGGTCTTCCTGCCGCCACTTCCGACTGACGATCTGGCTGTACACCATAACCTCGGCCTGTTCTCCGTCCGCGCTCATGTTCATGTCGTACCGAAGCACGAACCGTTCAGGATTGTCCATTTTTCTTCTCTCCCTCCTTGTTCTTTTCGCTCTTATTGGCTCCATCCGGCTCATTGGTGTTTTTAGCAGAGCCGCTGTCGCTCATAGCCTCAATTTCCTTGCGCCTCTGACGGACGACTGCATTCCAGTCGTTTCCGTTGTATTCGCCGGCTTCCTGCTCCTGCGTGCTGATGTTGTTGGCGATCCTCTTTTCAGCCGCAGTGACCTCCTTCAGCGGATCGACATGGCCCATCGAAACGCCCATCCACATACATCCGCACCACGCCTTGCGGATCGCAGGATCATCAAAAAAACCGGGCGCTTCAATGCGTCCGGTGGCAACGGCTTCGGATAGCCACGCCTCATAAATCGGCCTGTTGAATTGCTTATTGAATCTCGTTCGGTAAACGCGAACCGATTTCCAGAAGTCCAGCATTGCGCCTCTGGCAGCGGTATAGTTGCTGTCATACTTCTTGATCAGCACTTCCTTGGGAATCTCATAGCCTGCGCCGATCATCGTCTGAAGTGCGCTCACAAAGCTCTCAAACGCGCTGTTGTTGCGGATCGGGTTAATCGAGGCAACCTTTTTCCCGGGCGGCAGATTATAAAAAGCGCCCGGAGCCAATTCAAGCGACAAGTCATCATCCGTAACCTTGTCGTCTTCGGCAATCGCATCTTCCATCGCTGGTTCGCCATCGTCTGCATCGGATTCAAGGAATCCCGTCAGCATGGACGCGACAACATTCGCCGCCAGCTCCGAAGTAATGTATCGGTCGAGCTGCTTGATCTGTTCGATCTGCGAGGAAACAAAGGGAATTCCGCGCCGCTGCTCCGGGCGTTCCCATGTCATGATGTGAAGGATGTTGGGCATGCCCGTTTCCTTGCCCATCGCCTCAATCGGAGTCCACTCAATCTGAATGCTCGTTTCGCCCAGCAGTGGATGGCGATTGGCAATGTGATACCGGACGACCGAACCTTCCTTGTCGATCTCAACACCGTCGATTATGCGCCCGCCGTTGTCCTGCTCCTTGCTTTCGCTCTCGCCCTCGCTGCCCTCCGGCGTTGAAACGCGGTCTGCTTCCAGTATGCGTATCGTCGTCTGATACGGAGTCAGCGGGTTCTCTTTCATGCCAAACAGCACGAATACATCTCCGCTGACCAACATACTCCGAAACGCCAATTCCTGACAGGTATAAAAGTCCTTCTGCCTCTCAGCGTCGCACATGGTCGATTCTGCCCACAGGTTGAACTCCCGAAGCGTGTTCCTTTCCCATTCGTCGCACGCCTCGTCCGTCATTCCGAGTGCTTCACCGTCGATCTTCGGTTTGGGCTGAATGCCCCAGCCAACCACGTTCGTCACCATCGTCGCCGGTCCGCTGCGCGCCAAACCGCCGCCTGCGTATAAGTCTCGGCTGCGCTTTCTGAGCGTCGCGCCGTGCAGATCAATGTCGTCTTCTGCGCTGCCGCCTCCGGCCAGCCAGCCGATCATGCTGTTAATCGTCGTGCTGGCTCCGTGATTGCCGTAGCCGGTCGCCGCCATCTGCGGCCCGTGTGGCTGATCTCGGCTTTCTTCAGTCCGCTCCCGTTTTACGCGCTGTGCATATACCGCATTACCAATGTCAGGGCTAATAAGGAATAATGCGCGCTCTCTCAGGTTTGGCTTGATCTTCCGCATTTCTTATCCCCTCCTCGGAGTTACAGGTCGCGCGGAACAATCCGCACCACTCTGCTTTTTCTGGCCGTTCCCGAGAGCTGTGCAACCTGATTTGCGTAATAGTTGATCCGGCTCACGATATACGGCAGATCGACCGCCTCATACTCGCGCGTGCCGATGCGATATCTCTTTGCCGTACCGCTTGCAAGCTGCTTTTCGCACTCTTTCCACAAAGCAAGCATTTCCCTTGCTTCATCCAGCGTATGCGCTGCCATTCAGTCGCCTCCTTACACCTGAATTCCTTTGCTTATGACAATCTTCCGCTTTTTCTTCTCGGCTTGCTGCTGAGTAATCGGCTTTTCTTCGTTGTCGCCGTAAAGGAATTTTTCGTACTTGTCAAAGTTCCAGTTGAAATATTTATAAGCAGCCCTCGCGTAGTTACGGCAGTCAAGCGGCTCGTTGCGCTCGTATACCTTCTCCCACACGACAACGCCCTTACCGCCCCTGCGGTGGATCACCGGCTTCTCGCTGATAAGTCCCCTGAAGTAGTCCATATCGTAGCCCAGCCGGTAATCGGTGGGGAAGTGCATATATTTGGGGCCGGGGTTCAATACCTCTGTCGCCGCATACATAATCGCATCCTTGCCGCCGTCAACGCCAATGATGAATCTCGTTTCCTTACCGGCATTTTTCTTCATCGGGCGCACAAGCTGCACCCCCTCGCCGCCTTCGCCCTTGATCGGCCAGATTCTCTTGGCGTTCCGCTTGGCGCATTCGCGGTATATATCCTGCGTGAAGTGACCGCCGGAGTCGATGAAAGTAGCAAGTATGCGCATCTTCATACCGTTTGCCATCTTCCATTCTCGATCCAGCAGCTCGTCCACTTCTTCCCAAACGCCCGGTGCATCCGCGCGTCCGGGGATCACGCCGCGCGATATGCCCCAGCTCTCTTCGTCCCGTCCCCAGCCAACCACTTCGTATTCAAGGCGGTTGTCCTGTGTGTCAATGCCCATCGTGAGTACCAGCGCGCCGGTTGGCACCTCTGCGTTATAATGCTCACGCCGCGCATGCAGCTTCTCAGGCGCGCCCGTGCGGTCGCGCACTTCCCACGTTTCGCCCAGCATCGTATTATAAAACACCTTCAGGAGTTCAGGATCGTCCTTGGCTTTCAGGAAGGATCTGATAATGTCCTTCCAATCGCTCCAAGGGGACATAAAGGCGTTCAGCTTGAAAGAACGGACACCCAGCTCGGTTTCTGCCTCCGGGTTCATTTTCACCCATCTGCCGGGGCTGCGCTTGGCGATGTGTTCAGCCGTTTCTTCGCCGCACCTCGGGCATCGCCATGTTACACTCTTGATCCTGTATTGCTTATCGCCGTTATCGTCCTTGTAGTCTTCCTTCTCAAACCGGATGTCGTCAAACTTGATGTAGCTGTATTCTTGGCAGTGCGGGCATTGAGTGTGCCACTCTTCCTGCGTGCCTGATTTATACGCCCTCTCAATATTGCTCGCCCCCTTGATCGTTGGCGTCGATGTCTGCACAACCTTTCGATTGTGTCGGAAAGTTTCCGTTCGTCTCTCAGCCAGTTCCAAGGGGTCGCCCTCACTTCCGGCAGATTTCGGAAAGCGGTCAATCTCGTCCATAAACTCATATCGCACCGGGCGTCCGGCCAGCTCGGTCGGGCTGTTTGCGCCGGTGAAGGTCACGCTGCCGCCCGGGAAGGTTTTCATGCCGATGGTGTTTCCGGCGTCGCGGCTCTTGGCCTCGTAGACCTTGCGCGCCAATACCGGACAGGCTTTTATCATCGGGGCGACGCGGCGCTTGGAAAAGTCCTCTGCAAAGTTGTCTGTCGGCTGGATAAATAGCATCGGGCCGGGGTCAAGGTCGATTGCGCGGCCCATCATGTTCAGCTCCAGCTCCGTTTTACCAACCTGTGCGCTTG